CCCGGCACCGGCACGAGCAGCGCACCGGCCAGCTCACGCTTACCCGGCTTCTCACGGTGCGGCCCCCAGTCGCCCGAAAGCTGGCAGGCCATCATCCGGCGAATCTGGTCAGGCGTCACGTCTGGCAGCACCGCGCCCGCGATCCACACGCCGCGTGAATTCTCGCCGACACGAACCGTGGCGACGATCGAGCACGAATTGTCGTAGTGTTCGCGGCGAGCCGCACCGACGACGCGAGGAGACGCTACAGCGTGGCCGCAGTCCATCGTGATCGGACCGGTAGCCACGCGTGCGTATCCGCCTTTGCCGTCGTCGGCGAGCGTGACACGGTTCATCCAGATCCCGTAGTCAACATTGCCCATCGGCACCGTGACGCGCTTGTCCCGGATACCCCGGTGGGCGACGTGCTTCGGTGCGAGGTACCCGAAGATCCGGCCTTCGTCCGTGACCGTGATCGCACCGATCTCAGGCTCATCGGCGGGCTCGTCGAACCACGCTGTAGGCGGAAGATCGGGAATCTCCATCACGAACGACGAAGCAGTCACCGGCATGTCGATGGGTTCGACGTCAACCGGCATACCTTCCGGCACCGGCTGGTCGAGATAGAGCCGCGCTTCGACGTACGCCGGGATGTCGACGAGCGTCGCAGCGCGGATGCGTCCGGAGTGGTACACGACCATTTCGGGGATCATGCACGCCATGTCGGGCCCATCGTTGTCATCGAGCAGCGTTCCGGCATCGTCCGGTGCCTCTTCGAGTGCACACGAGTCCGGAAAGACGTACTCGACGTTCAATCCCTGCGGATCTTCGGGATCATCAGCGTCGATCGAAACACCTGCGAGGAATCCAGGGTCTTCACGCGTGCCCATCTGCTCGGCCGCACGCCGCCCCCATTCGGTATCCAGGTTGATCACGCCGGTGCCGTGTAGTTCATTGCCGACGCGCGTGATCGTGTCGATGCGTCCGACGTTCACGACCTTGTCGGTAGCCATCCCGCCATGTGCTCGCTCGTACATCCATCCGAGTGGAATTTCAAGCGATGCTGTGTCGCCGAGCTGGGGCCACGTGAGTGCACCCGCTGCGAACTGTCGGCCGTCACCGGTCGGCGTTCCTTCGACGACGAGCACACCCGACCACGGCACCGTGTTTCGCATCGCGGCAGGCATAGCGGCGTCTGCGTCATCTGCGGCTCGGAGGCGTAGAGCGCCGCCACCTGCGCCTCAGCTTCGTCGCGTGTCGCGTGGCAGCCTGCAAGTTCGTTATCTGCGTCCTTCACGACGGCGAACTCACCAGCGTCGCAACGCTCGTCGCCTTCGACAATCGACCACGGCATTTCAGTGTCCTCAATCCGGTAAGCAGCGGCGTTCAGGGTTACGGTGCCGGTCGACGCGGTGTTGAGCGCATCGACGTCGATGATCGTGATCGTCGTGCACCGACAGTTGATCACTTCGCCCGGTGGTCCGGCCGGGTCGCCGGGGAAGTCGAGCGACGCGCCACCGACCGTGAAGGGCTCGTTTAGGCCGACCGTCTGCCCGTCTGCATCGACGTGCGTCGGACGCGTGCGGGCGTCCTCGGCCGCCTGCCAACGTCGCGAGAACGCGTCAGCACTGCCGAAAGCGCTTGCGGCGCGGCGTACGCTCGCGGCGTTCACGGTGTTGCGCGCGCCATGCGACTCCGTACGTGCGATCACGCGCGCGCGCGGTTCCGTGACTCCGGCCGCCTCGCGTACGCGCTGCGCAATCGTCGGAATGTCCTCACCAGCGGCGAGCCCTGCCGCGATCTCTGTGCGCGCGTTGAACCACAACTCATTGCCGATGCCGACGAGCCGATTCTTTGCCTGCGCAAGATAGAGCTGCGTGTCGAGCGGTTCGTTCAAGAACGGCAGATCGCCCAGTGCACTGCTCAAGGCACGTGCGGCGTCCTCGCTCGCAATCGACATCGACACCGTGAGCGCTGGAATCAGTTTCGCGTCGACATACTCATTCCACAGCGTTGTGATGATGTCGACGACGGCCGTCGACAGTGTCGACAAGTTGTTGTGTTCGATTTCTTCGGCCGCTGCCGCAACAACTAGCACGAGTCCGGCCGCAATAAGCGCTTCGTATTCTTCGGATGCTGCTTCGAGTTCTTCGATGGACTGCGGTTCGAGTTCAGCCACGGTCCACCCCCGTCAGCAGGCGACGTGCACGCTCAGTGATGTCGACTGGCATATCTTCGATATCCGTCTGTGCCTCAGTGGGGTCGGGATTCGCTGTGTCGACGGCTGTGTCGTTTCGGTTATCGTCCGGCGTTGTAGGTACCTGATTGGTTACCGTGAGTTGCCGCTTCAGTTCGATGATCCGTGCAAGTTCCTCTTCGTCCGGCTGGTCGGTTTCCGAGAAACCAAGCTCACGCAAGAACGCAGGGCCGGACAGCTCGCCTCGGTCGTAGGCTTCGATGGCCTCTTTCGACCGGTCGGGCCGCATGACGATTTCACTTGGGTCATACCAGATAACCGCTTTACCGCCCCGAGGTCCGGTGAGCGCGCGCCCCTCAGCTTCCAGCGTCGGGTACAGGAACCCTTCCGTGAAGGCGTGGCAGATCATTTCCATGTCGGGCGTGATGTGCACTTTGATGCCCGACTCTTCGATCTGTGCCGCGCCCCAGTGCGTCATATCGCCGAGCCCCGTCAACTGCTCGGCCGGGATGTCGAGCGCTGTCGCAAGGCGTGTCACAGCCCCGTTTCGCTGATCAAGCATCCGCTCAGAGAACGGGTTCGACAGATCGATCACGTGAATGAGGTCGGAAATCTTGACGTCCGAATCGCCGAGATCAGCGCCGATCGGAATCTTAATGGTTGCCTGCGCGCTCGTCGGGTCGGCGACACCTTTCGAGCCGACATCGACGAGCAGTTGCGCGAAGGGGTCGACCGACTCGGCGCTCACCGGAGTCGGAAGGTCGGGGAAGCTCAGCTTCCCACGGTCGTACAGGATCACGCCGTTCGCAGCCATGCGCGAGATGGTCTCAGCGATGATGCGGCGATTGATGAGGTCAAGTTCCTTCATCGCGCCAAGCGCGTATGCTGCGCGCGAGGTCGCTCGCCACCCCCAGCGGGGATGCGGACGCCAAAAGCGCACGACGAGCGTATCGACGGGGAGTGATTCCCATGCGCGCGAGCTTTCGCCCGTCCGAATCTGATACTCTCCGTTGCGAATCCGCAACTCGTCAGCGCTATACACCTTCCACGTGCGCTCGCCGAAGATGTCTTCGACGCCGCATAGCCAGCCTTCGCCGGGCACGTTCAGGTGAATGGCGGTCTCGCCGAGAATCTGCGACTGGCCGCCGATGCCTCCGGCGAACTCGGCAACGAGATCAGCGATCGGCCCTTCCGTGATCGGAATCGGTTCGTCGCCTCCCGGCATGAACTCGGCAGCGATGAGCCGAACGCGGCTGATCGCGTTCGCCTTCCAGTTCACCGCTGCCGAGAATTCTTCGAGCCGCTGGTAGTAGTCCCAAAGTTGGTCTTGCTCGCTCGTGTACTCGGGATCATGCATCCGGCGTGGCGGAATGACGGCAGCAGACGCCGTCACACTGTTGAACGCCGGAAGACGCATGGTCGCCCCTAGTCTGAATCGATGCGCCCGATCAAGCCGACAATGGTCGACGTCGCGAGCCACAGCAGCGCGAACATAAGGTAATCGAGCCCGTACGCCTCCGATACTAGCAACGATCCCGCTCCGGATACCCAAAATCCAAGGCACCACGGGCACGAGAGCATGTACGCCAGCTTCGAATTGAAGTGAACAGTCTGCTCGAAGAGATACTTCAAGTTCTCGTCGTCGCCTGCGTGCTTGGCGATCCACCGTTCTTCGAGCCGTTCGCGAAGCCGTCCGAAGACCGGTTCCGCGATCGTGTCCTTCACGACGAAGCGCGTCACGCGGTAGCAGGCGAGCGCGAGCACCGCGAAGAGTACCGCATCATGCATCCTGGTCGGGTCCCTTCCGCTTGGGCCACGCCTTCACGGTGGCGAGCACGAGCGCGCCGAAGGGGATCGACGCCGCTAGCGCCGCCTGCCAGAGCACGACTTCATTGACCTTCGCGTCAACGTAGTAAGCGACGAGCGCGAGTACCGCAGCACCGAACACGTAAACGATGCTGCGAGGCGCGCTCGTGTTGTTGTTGTTGTTCTCGCCCATGTCGATCATCCCCTTACAGTCCTAGCAGCTTGTTCCATGTGATCGGACCTGCGATGCCGTCGACCGGCTTCGCGTGCTTCGACTGGAAGTCGCGCAATGCAAGCTCGGTCTGCTTGCCGAAGATGCCGTCAACCGTGAGCTTGTACCCCCACGCGATGAGCAGCCCTTGCAGCATCCGAACGCGGCTGCCNTTATTCCCGCGCTGAATCGTCGGCATCTTGTTCCCCAACTTCGTTCCGGTGCTCGGCTTCGACGGCTTCGCCGGAGGCGGTGTGTCATCGNCCATCGACGCGATGCGCCACGATGTCGAGCCGTTGTCGTAGTTCGTCGTGCTGCGGCCATCCGGCCCGTTGCCCACCGACACGTGCACGTGCTCTTCGTGCCCGCTCTTGCCGTGGTAATCCTCCGGCTCGAAGTCGTTCGACCGCTCATAGATCTTGTGATTGAAGATGACATACCGCAGGTTCGGATGCGGACGTGCGATCAGGTGAGCGACGAACTTCGGCAGGCTCAGCCCTCCGTCGCCCTTCACATCGGCTGCGCAGTACACACCGGCAGCGTTCGCGTTGTGATCCGACCAGGTGTTCTTGTGTGCCTCGTCGCCGACGATCCACACCGTCGTCCCCGGATACGTCGCTTCGATCTCGTTTTCGAGCCGAGCAATGCTCTTTGCTGACCTAGACATCTTCGACCCCCGCTCGACCGATGATTTCTGCATTCATACCGAGAATGTAACATAATAACTTCGTACAGTTATACAAAAGAACACGCTAAAGCCCCGGACGTTCGTACAGTCCGGGGCTTTAAATGGTTGAAAAGTTAGGCCGCTCGGGTGAGTGGTTCGACGGCGCGGATAGTCTGCATAGCGCGACGCATGGCGCGTCCCTTGGCGACACCGAGCGAGTACGGCGTCACGGCGTATACGCCCGACGCCATGCGCGACAGTTTCGGCTGCCCGGCAACCACGATGTGCACCGACCATTGCCACCGGTCGCCGATCTTGCGCACTTGCAGATAAGCGCGGCCGGTGCGGTCGCTCGTGTTGACCTGCGCGATGTACCGAACCTGCACTTCGCCGGTCCACTCGTTCGGCTCTTCGAGCTTCGTCCACTTCATCGTTTCGTCCTCTCGTCGTGTCCCTCAACTATACCCCATGCAGGTCGCTGACCTGCGGTGACAACCCTACAAAATAATTTCTAAAAATTTATGCCTGCCCGCTAGACACCGTGCCTTCGGGCGGTATATATTTAAGAGGTCAGCAAGACACACGATGAGAGGACGATCCGATGAACACCGTTACCGCTTACGCCGAGAACATCACCGTCAACTGCGTCCAGTACGGCGAATACCAGGTGATCGACGACGCGGCCAGCGTCGGGAAGCGGTACCCGGTCGTGATCGGCCACGCAACCATCGTGCGCGGGTTCGTGCACTACATTGGCGACCGCTACACCGCCCACAAGGGCCTCACGGCCGTGATCGCTCCGACCGCTGCTGAGGGTCCCAACTATGACGAGACGATCAAGCGCGTGCTGCGCGAAGGGCTGGAGAACGGCCGCGACGACCGGCGCTAGACAGCTTGACCCCGGGGCCGTTGACCGGCCCCGGGTCCCACGACGACATGACGACAGACGAAGGACATTGACATGAACATGCACACCGTTCGCACCAACATCTTTGCCGAGCTGCACCGCGCCGTGACCCGCCGCAACATCGCTCGTCACCAGGCTAACGCGTCCGTCACCGCATGGTGGGAGCGTCAAGCGCGGTACCTCGCGGCGAAGCTCGGTACCGACCTCGTCGAGCTTGCCGACCGTCCCGGCGTGCTCGTGCCGCGCATCTTCACGAACATGTACTAAGCCAT